ACCGCCATTCCACAGGTCAGTCCTTTGTCTTCTTATCTCTTGAAATGTTCTCTTGTCAATAACAACTACAGCATTCCAAACAGTTTAATCTATTCGTTTCCCCCCGCAGGTAATTTCGGGGCACAGTTTGTCGTAGCCCCTAACCAAATGTCTTTTATTGATTGTCAGGTTGGATTTTACAATAACATAACGGTGACAATCACAGACCAAAATGACCGGGCTGTAGTCTTGCTTGATCCAAATATGAATATTCTATTGGTGATTGATGAAGATTCACATAAACTTGAAATGAAATAATAATAAAATGTAGGTTTATATAAATGCCTAAATGTTCTATGATGAATGGTCGGGTTAGAATGTCAAACGGTCGTGTATCTTCAGCTCCGACAGTTTCTACAATAACCGAAGAAATGGTCGGTCAGGGTAAAAAGCAGGTTTCAACTCTTATGTTAAAATTGGAAACCCCAAAAAAATATATTTCTTTCAAATGATACAAAAATCTATCTGTATAATATAATGAGTGCTGATGCTGTAACCTTGGAACTCTCGAGAGAAAGTAAGAAAGAAATGCCCCCTGTATTCACGGATAAGCAGTTTCTGTATGTTAATGACCAGAACAACCAATCGTACAGCGGACAAATTGTGCTAAATACGACTTCCTTGTCAAACAACGGTGCCTATGTCGATTACAAAGAGTCGTACCTTGTCATTCCAACTGTCCTTCAGATCCAGTCTCCAACCCTTACTCTGGCGACTGTTCCCCTTGACTACAGCGTGGCTTTGAAGGCGGGATACTGGAATCTTCTGCATTCTATGTCAATTGAGCTAAATGGAGGGTCTGTTCAGCAGCAAACGGGGTTCATGAACCTTTATACTTCGTTTAAGAACCTTACGACTTGGAGCGAAGATGATATTAAATGCTGGGGTAAAGTGACTGGATTTTTCCCCGATACAGCTAATTCGTGGGTGTATAACACTGTGGTGGCTTCCGCTACTGCTGTTCTTGCTGGAAACGGAACGGGTCTCTCGAATAATCGTACCAGTATCACTGTGCCTATCAATGGTAGTGGAGGATACAATGGTGGTCTTGATAATAAAGATTATACTTCCAATGTGGTATTGGGAACTGTATCCACTGTAAATAGCGATAGTGTGTATGCTTGTGCGAATCATGGTCTTATGCAGAGAATGAAATGGTTGAACTTTAATGTAGATACTACTTCCACTTTGACGGGTAGTATTTCAGCAAATAAGATTGCTCTTTTGGGTTCTACCGCAGATAAGACACGGGCGCTTTTTAAGGGGTATATAGCTTCAACTGCTACGGGTCGTTCCATTGTCTTTCCGGCGATTGTTCGTATGAAAGATGTCAGTGATCTGTTTTCAAAGCTTCCAATGCTAAAAGGAGCATCTTTTACTTTTTACATTAACACGAACCAGTGTCTCTGTAAGTTCAACCAAACGGCGGTGGGTGTATCGACTGCTGGTGCTTTCACATCTTTTGGTTCTCTTCAATTAAGCGAACCTCCAACTATGTTGGGTGGTGGTGGAACTTGCCCGATTATGTTGGCGTCTGCATCGGCAGGTCAGGGTTTAACGAACGCCGTAGTTATAGGGACGGCTGCAGCCGCCGCCACTGTTGCGGGACAGGTTGCGGTTTCTATCGTGAAGACTCAATTCCCTGGACTTACCGACCAGATTTCTGCCCCGATTACCAGTGTGCGTTTGTATGCCCCTTGCTACACGCTTACGGCGCAAAACGAACAGGCATATCTTGCGGAGGCAGAGAAAGTGATCTCTTATGAAGATATTTTCCAATATCAGTTCAATAACACTTCGGGAGATTTCAATTTCTTGGTTTCTAACGGATTGCCTGGTTTGAAGTCAGTGGTTGTGATGCCCTTCCTTCCACAGGCATCGAACGGAACGGTTGGCGGTGCTGGTGTTTATGCGAATGGTGTTCTGTCTTCTTCTCTTCTTTCTCCCTTCTCTTCTTCGGGTGGTGCGCCAGACCCCGTGGCTCTTACAAACTTCAATGTGCAGATTTCGGGGCGAAACATTTTCAACGACAACGAACAGTATGATTTCCAAGCCTTCACTCAACAGTTGGCTCTCTCTAACCAGTTGAACGGTGGAATGACAACGGGTCTTGCTTCTGGTCTTATTGGTCTGGAAGACTTTGATAATCTCTACCGATACTACTATGTGGATTGTTCGAGAGGTCGTCCTGGTGAGGCTGGTGTTCCTCGGTCAATCCAGATTCTGGGTCAGGTTGTGGGAACGATCTCGGTCAATCTTTTTGTGTTTGCTACTTTTACCCGAACTATTAAAGTGAATGTTGGTACGGGCTCTCGTGTTGAAATGTAAATAAAAAAGAATGAAAACTCAATATAATTACTACTATATGAAAATCTCACACTATTTTATATGGTAAGAGTCAAGAAAATGGGCGATGGTATTTTTGAAGATGTCAAGAATGTTGGAAAGAAACTTGGTCGTGATGCGTTAGATGTTGCTGAACCTATTGCGAAAGAATATGCAAAAAAGATGATTAAAGATGCGATCAAAAAGAAGTTAGAAGGAGATGGATTGTACGCCGCCAATGTATCCAATACGGGTCGTGGTTTTCGTATGAGAATGACTCCATCTCAAGTTCGTTCAATTAAAAAGGGTGGTGCTATTCAGTTAAACCGTGATATGCTTGATGAAGCGGGTCGTTTTGCGATGGAACTCAAACCTGAAGCTATGGCGTTATTGGAGAAGGCATTGTCTAAAAGTAAGGGTATGCGTGTCACACGAGACCAAATGACAGATTTAATGGATATGAAAAAGGGTGGGTCAATTCTTACGGAAGTTGGAAAGATTGTTGCTCCTATGGTTGCAGAGAAACTCATGGAGATGGGTTTAGCAAAATCAGGAATGGGAACGCCTATTGAAGATCAACAGTTTAGTATCAATGATGTGATTAGGACTGGAAAGCGTGTTTTTGGTGGTAAAGTAAAGAAAGGTATGAGTGGAATGGGAACGCCTATCGAAGACCAACAGTTCAGTATTAGCGATGTGATTAGTACGGGTAAGCGTATGTTTGGTGGTAAATTCACAAAAAAACAACTGACTCAAATTATTCTGGATAAAAATAAAGTGATTGCTGATTTGGAACAGACTGCGTACAGTAAGGGAAAGGGTCTTTTTGCCGGTGGAGGTTTAAGCGAAGATATTTTTATTCAGAATGCAGAACCAACAGTAACTCCATTCAAAGAAACATCAAACCCTTATTACTAAATGTATCAATAATATATGGATTATACAACAAGCTCAACCGATTTGGAGAGAACCGCTCAAATACTTAAATTACCTTTAGTAGGTGTGTTTAGTAAAGATACATTACCGGATCGTTGTTATGTAGGTTCATACATTATTAATATGGAAAATAGCGATGTAGGAAATGGTACGCATTGGGTATTACTCAAAATATTTCCAACAAAAGAAGTCATCTATTTTGACAGCTTCGGTATGTCTGTACCTCCCCTCGTTAAAGAATTTGTAAATAGTAAAATAGCAACATCAACCCGTCAAATACAAGATATAGATGCGACAACCTGTGGTTATTACTGTATTATGTGTGATGATTATATGACACATCAAAATCAAAGAAGATCTATCTATGAACGGTACGACGACTTTTTAAATATCTTCAAAGCAGATACAAAAAAGAATGACGAAATCCTTTTGGATTATTTGAGACAAATGGGAGTAAAAATCTAAACATATTATATACATGGAAGGAAAAGGATTAAGTGAAAATACAGTCAAACTCTATAACGCAAATCTCAAACGACTCAACAATGGAGAACTTCCAACCAATCCTGCGTTTCTTAAGGATACTCAAGCAGTTATGCAGAAGATAGAAAAATATTCTATGAATACAAAAAAATCCTATTTTATTACGATTGTATCCTATCTCAAGGACAAGAAGATTCCAAAGAAAGTAAGTAAATTCTATATGGATAAGATGGACGAACTCAACAAGACCTTTCGTGAAAATAGCGGCGAAAAGACTGAAACTCAAAAAGAGAATTGGATCAGTTGGGCTGAAGTG